GCGGCCATGTCGGCGGCGATCGAGCGCGACCCCTTCGACAACCGCTGGTTCTCCAAGCGCAAGGCCACCCAGCGCATCGACCCGCTGGTCTCGCTGGCCATGGCGATCGGCGCGGCCACCGGCGCCGAGGCCAAGATCACGTCCGTCTACGACAAGCGCGGCATTCGCCGGCTTTGAACCCAGGAGCACGCCGCATGCGACGCCTACGTCCGGCGCTGCTGGCGTTCTTGCGGGTGACCTGGAAGATCACGCCGGAACTGATGGCGGGCGCCGGTGTCGCCATGCTGGCGCAGGGCGCCGGCGAGATCTTCCACCCGCTGCGCCTGGTCGTCGCCGGGGCGGCCGCGCTCGCCTACGCCGTCCTCGACGCGCGGAGCCGCAAGTGAGCCGCGGCCTGCTCGGCCGGCTGGTCTCCGGCGCGGCCCCATCGATCCGCGCCGACGTCGGGGAGGGGATCGCCTTCGCCGACCTGGCCGACCCGCGGCTGGGAGAGTTCCTGCGCGGCGGCGCTATGTCGGCCTCGGGCGTGGCCGTCACCGTCGAGGGCGCCATGCGGGTCGCCGCCGCCTGGCGCTGCACGCACCTGCTCGCCGGCGTCTGCGGCAACCTGCCGATCGACGTCTACCGCCGGGTCAGCGAGGGCGTGCGCGTACCCGCTGAGAACCACCCACTGCGCAAGGTGCTGACCGAACGCCCCAACGGCTGGCAGACCCCGGCCGAGCTCCGAAAGATGCTCACCGCCCACGCGGTGAACCGCGGCGACGGCTTCGCCCTGAAGATCACCTCCGGCCCCAGGATCCTGGAGCTCTGGCCGCTGCTGCCGGAGCGGATGGAGGTGCTGCAGAACGCCGACATGAGCCTCTCCTATTTCTACACCCGCAGGAGTGGGAGCCGGGTTCCGCTGGCCGGGTCTGACCTCCTGCATCTGCGCGGGCTGACCCTCGACGGCATCCGCGGCATGGGGGTCATCCGCTACGCCCGCGAGGCGCTCGGCCTGTCGATCCAGACCGAGAAGGCGGGCGCCAAGCTCTTCACCCACGGCGTCCTCGCCGGCGGCGCCCTGCGCACGCCCGACAAGCTGTCGGACGAGGCCTACGACCGCCTGAAGGACTCCATCGACGAGAACAACGCCGGCGTCGAGAACGCCCAGAAGCTGATGATCCTGGAGGAGGGCCTGCAGTTCGACGAGGGCATGCTCTCGGCGAAGGACGCCCAGTTCCTCGAGACCCGCAAGTTCAGCCGCTCCGACGTCGCCATGTTCTACGGCGTCCCGCCGCACATGATCGGCGACACCGACAAGTCGACTAGCTGGGGCACCGGCCTGGAGCAGCAGTCGACCGGCTTCGTGCAGTACAACGCGCTGGACTGGCTGACCATGTGGGAACAGTCGCTGCAGCGCGACTGCCTGACCGACCAGGACCGCGCGAACGGCGTCTTCATCCGGATCGACACCCGCGGCCTGCTGCGCGGCGACACCGCCTCGCGCACCGAGGGCTACGCCAAGGCCCTCGGCGCCGGCGGCTCGCCCGCCTGGATGAGCCAGGACGAGGTCCGCGGCCTCGAGGACCTGCCCCCGAAGGGCGGTCCAGCCGCCGAGCTGCCCAAACCCACCAACGTCGCGCCCACAGGCGCCGGAGGACCTGCCGATGCTCAACCGCCCGGGCGCTAGGTCCCGCGTGATGGCCATGTCGCGGCCGTCGCCGATCGTCGCGCGCCTGCCGGCAAAGCTCGACATCGCCGCCTTCACGCCGCCCGAGGCCTTCGAGAAATGGCATGCCGGCCTGCGCGCGGCAGGCGAGATCGGCGCGAACGTCATCACCATGTACGACGTCATCGGCGCCGACTACTGGACCGGCGGCGGCGTAACCCTCAAGCGCGTCGACGCGGCCCTGCGCTCGATCGGCAACCAGGACGTCGAGGTGCACATCAACAGTCCCGGCGGGGACATGTTCGAGGGCATCGCGATCTACAACCGGCTGCTCGAGCATCCGGCCAAGGTCAGCGTGAAGGTCTTCGGCCTGGCCGCCTCGGCCGCCTCGATCATCGCCATGGCGGGCGAGGAGCGGCTGGTCGCGCCGGCCGCCTTCCTGATGATCCACAACTGCTGGGTCCTGGCCGCCGGCAACCGGCACGACATGGCCGAGGTCGCCCAGTTCCTCGAGCCCTTCGACCAGGCCATGGCCGGCGTCTACGCCGAGACCTCCGGATCGAAGCTGGCCGATTGCGCCAAGTGGATGGACGCCGAGACTTGGATGGGCGGCGCCATGGCCGAGCAGCGCGGTTTCGCCACCGGCACGCTGTCGGCCGACGACATGAAGGAAGACCCCGCGGTCTCCGAGCAGGCGCGCGCCAGCAATGCGCTGCGCCAGGCCGAGATCGCGCTCTGCCGCAGCGGCAGCACCCGGGCCGAGGCCCGCGCGCTGCTGAACAAGATCAAGGGCACGCCAGGCGCTGCCCATGACGCCCCCACGCCAGGCGCTGGGGACCTGAGCTGGCTCGGCGCCGCCGCCGGGCTCACCCAAACCATTCGTTCCTGAGAGGAACCCCATGAAACACGTTTCCATGGCCGCGCTCGCGGCCTCGACGGCGCTTGCCTTCCCGCGCGCCGTGCAAAGCTTCGCGCCCCGCGCCGATGGCGCCGATCCCGCCAAGGTGCTGGCCGACCTGAACAAGGCCTTCGCCGACTTCAAAGACGCCAACGATGCGCGTCTGGCCGCCCTCGAGAAGGGCAAGGACGACGTCGTCACCAACGAGAAGGTGGACAAGATCAACACCGCAGTCGGTGAGATGCAGTCGGCCGTCGACGAGATGTCGAAGAAGTTCGCCGCCTCTCTGCTGAACGGCGCCGGCGCCGACCCCAACGCCACGCCGGAGCGCAAGGCCTACAGCGCCGCGTTCAACAGCTTCTTCCGCAGGGGCAAGGATCCCGAGTCCCTCGGCGACCTCGGCGTCAAGGCGGCGATGTCCACCCAGTCGGATCCGGATGGCGGCTACCTGGTGCCGTTCGAGATGGAATCAACCATCGACCGCGTGCTTGCCCGCGTCTCCGCGGTGCGTGGCCTGGCTACCGTGCGGCCGATCTCGACGGCGACCTACAAGAAGCTGATCAACAAGGCCGGCACGACGTCGGGCTGGGTTTCCGAGCGGCAGGCCCGCGCGGAGACCAACCCGCCGCAACTCGTCGAGCTGGCCTTCGAGGCGATGGAGCTCTACGCCGAGCCCGCCGCCACCCAGAGCCTGCTCGATGACGCCGTGCTCGACATCGGCGCATGGCTCGCCGACGAGGTGGCCATCGAGTTCGCCGAACAGGAAGGCGCAGCCTTCGTCTCCGGCTCCGGCGTCGGCAAGCCGAAGGGCATCCTCAGCTACGCGACCGCCGCCGATGCCGCCAACCTGGCCTTCGGCAAGGTGGGGTACATCGTCTCCGGAGCCGGCGCGGACTTCTCCGCTGACCCCGCCGGCCTCGACGCCTTCATCTCCCTCACCTACGGGCTGAAGCAGGGCTACCGCAACAACGCCAGCTGGCTGATGAACCGCTTCACCGCGGGCAAGGCACGCAAGCTGAAGGACCTGCAGGGCCACTACCAGTGGGAACCCTCCAGCAAGGTGGGCGAGCCGCCGACGCTGCTGGGCTATCCGCTGGCCGACGACGACAACATGCCCGACGTCGCAGCCAACGCTTTCCCAGTGGCCTTCGCCGACTTCAAGCGGGCCTACGTGATCGTCGACCGCATGGGCATCCGCGTCTTGCGCGACCCCTTCACCTCCAAGCCGAACGTGCTGTTCTACACGACCAAGCGCGTCGGCGGCGGGATCCAGAAGCACGAGGCGATCAAGCTCCTGAAGATCTCGGCCTAAAGCCGCGACTCTTCGGAGCAGGACGAGAGACCTAGCCACGTCAGAGGCCCCGGGACGGGCCGCCAGGACGTCGCTCACCACCCATCATCCCAGGCGGCCCGTCCCACCCCACCCTCAACGGGAGCTATCCCCGATGCACGACCTCATGAACAACGTCCAGCCGGTGCGCTCCGTCGCGCCCGGCGTGGCCGTCTCCGACAACACCGCCATCGTCGGCCAGATCATTGACCGCGCCGACTATGAAAGCGTCACCTATCTGCTGATCTTCGGCAACGACACCGACGCCGACGCCACCTTCACCACCCTGCTCGAGGCCGGCGACCTCAGCGACGGCAGCGACATGGTGGCGGCCCCTGACACCGACCTTCTCGGCACAGAGGTCCTCGCCTCGGCGAACTTCGCCGACGACAACGAACCCCGCAAGCTGGGGTACGTCGGCGGCCATCGCTACACGCGCATGACCGTGACGCCGGCGCTCAACGCGGGGACCGCCTACCTGGCGATCATCGCGCTGCTGGGCCACCCGCAGCAGGCGCCGACGCCTAACCCGCCGATCTGACGCTGACAGCGCCGGCGGCCGCCTGGTCGCCGGATTCCGGTTCACACGCGCACGAGGTAGTTCATGCATCGCCACCCTGGCGCGCTGCTCGATCTCGTGCGCGTGGTTGCGCCGGCCGGCCCGCTGCTCGATCGTGGCGACGTCAAGCTGCATATCCGGATCGACCACGACGACGACAACGATCTGCTCGACGCCTTCATCGCCACGGTCGAGGCGCAGCTGGACGGCTACGCCGGCACGCTCGGCCGCGCGCTCGCCGAACAGAGCTGGAAGCTGTCGCTGCACGGCTTCCCGGGCCACAGTCACCACATCTGGTCCACCTGGCGGCGCGGCCGCCATCCGCTGCACATACGCCTGCCGCTGCCGCCGCTGATCTCGGTCACGCAGGTGGCCTATGTCGACCCCGATGGCGTCGACCAGGTGCTCGATCCCAGCCAGTACGTCGTGCTCGACGGTCCGCTCGCCTCGATCCAGCCCGTGCGCGGCGTCTGCTGGCCGCTGACGGCCTTCCAGCCCCGCGCCGTCCAGATCACCTACGTCGCCGGCTATGGCGCGCCAGGGGCCGTCCCCGCGCCGATCCTGACGGCCGCGCGGATGATGCTGGGCGACCTCTACGACAACCGCGCCGCGGTGCTGATCGATTCCAGCCGCGCCACGCTGATCGAAACCCCGACCACGGAGCGCCTGCTCAGGCCGTTCCGGATCCCCCGGACCTGAGCCTCCAGACCAAAGGACCACCCATGCCCCGCATCCTCCGGATCGCCGCGATCGCCGTGGCGCTGTTGTTCGCGAGCCTGTTCCCCGTCGCCGCCCTCGCCGCCGGCGTCACCGCCGACGTCCAGGCCCACGTCTCGGGCCAGCTCACAGGGACCAACGGCCTGGGCACGCCCACTTTCCCGTTCGACGTGACGGCCCTCGCCCAGTTCACAGCCGGCACCGGCGTCGCCCAGGCGGACAAGCTCTTTTCCGACCAGCGCACCCTGGCGGCCTCGGCCACCGAGAACCTCGACCTGGCCGGCGTCCTGAAGGACCCGCTCGGCGCGACGCTGACATTCGGCCACGTCAAGATGATCGTGATCATCGCCGACCCGGGCAACACCAACGACGTCGTGGTCGGCGGCGCGGCCACCAACACCTTCATCGGCCCGTTCGCCGACGCCACCGACAAGGTGGCGATCAAGCCCGGCCACATGCTGGTGCTCGGCGGCCGCGGGACCGGCTGGGCGGTGACGCCGGCCACCGGCGACATCGTCCTGGTCGCCAACTCCGCCGGCACGACCGGGGTGACCTACAAGGTGCTGATCATCGGCACGAGCACCTAGGGGCGCCGCCATGCCCTGGGTCCACTTCACGGCCGAGCACTATTTCACGCCGGCGAAGGACCGCCGGGTGACGACGCACTACAAGGCCGGCCGGGTGCGCAACGTCGTGCACGAATGCGCCCGCCAGGCGCTGGAGGCGGGCAAGGCGCGGCGCGTGAAGCCGCCGAAGACCAAGGCGCACGCCGCCCAGCTGGTCGCCGGCGAGGCCGCGCCCGAGTACCTGGTCCCCGAAGACCCGGCAGGCGACGCCTGACATGACCTGGACGCCGCCGGCCGCCGGCGAGCTGCGCTCGCGTGTGCGCTTCGACCGCCGCGGCGCGGGCGAAAACTCAGGCGGCGTCGTCAGGTCCGGCTTCGCGCCGCTGATCGCCAGCCGCCGGGCCCGGCTGCTGCCGGTCAAGGGCGGCGAGGAGGTCATCGCCGACCGGGTCGCCGGCGTCTCCGGCTGGGAGCTGGTGATCCGGTTCGATTCCGCCACCTCCCGGCTGGCCGCGGACGATCGCGTGGTGGACCTGCGCGACGATACCCGCGTCTTCGACATCAAGTTCGTCGAGGACCTGGAGGGCCGCCGGCGCTGGCTGGTGCTGCAGCTCGAGCGCGGCAAGGGCGACGGCCGTGAAGGGGCTTGACCGCCTGAAGCGCCAGCTGCGCGCGCTCTATCCTCAGCAGATCGAAGCCTCGGCCGAGGCCCTCGACGAGGGCGCGACCGAAATGGCCGACGCCATCCGCCGCGCCGCGCCGAAACGCCACGGCGCCCTGCAGAAGTCGGTCGGCCAGGCGCTCACCGGCCAGGTTCCGGCCGGCGCGAAGCTGGCCGCCCAGGACGCCACAGCCGGCCAGGCCCTGAAGGCCAGCGCCAGGCTGTCGCGCACGGTCTACGCCGGCGACGACGAGGCCTACTACGCCCGCTGGGTCGAGTTCGGCACCGCCGAGCGCGGGCCCGGCGTCTACCGCGACAAGAAGGGCAAGCGCCGCAATGCCGGCGCCGAAGGCCACCACGCCACGCCCGCCGAACCGTTCTTCTTCCCCACCGTCCGCGCCCTGAAGCGCCGCGTGAAGTCTCGCATGACCCGGGCCGGCTCCAAGGCCGCCAAGGCCGCCGCGGCCACCAGCTGACACCGCCCAAGGATTTGTAGATGGCCGCCGACCCGACCGAGGCCATGCAGGTGGCCGCCGCGGCCGCGCTGCTGGCTTCCGCCGGTGTCACCGCGATCGTGGCGGAGACCCCGGACGGCCCTGCGGTGTTCGCGCCGCGCCAGCCGTTCGCGGACGTCTTCCCGCGGATCACCCTGGAGACGCCGCAGGTCCTCGGCCGGCCGACCAGCTGCGGGGACCTCTCAGAGGTCTTCGTCACCATCCACAGCTGGGCCCGCGGGCCGGACGCCACCCTGGTCGCCGGCCGCCTGGCCGGCGCCGGCCGCGAGGCGCTGGACGCCGACATCGGCCCAGAGGGCCACAGGATCTCGACCCAGACCTTCGAGCACGCCCGGCCGGTCGGCGACCCCGATCCATCCGTCGAGCACGTCGTCTCGGTCTTTCGCTACCTCACCCACCCCACGGCCTGAGCCCAACGCCCCCATCCCACCCCGGAGAGACCCCATGACCACCTACGTCGAGACGATCGGCGGCGAGAGCCTGTTGTTCCAGTTCGGCGACGGCGCCGACGACGAACAGTTCGCCGCCTCCTGCTCGATCAACACCACCCGCAAGGTGGACCTGACCAGCAACGTCTACACCGGCGAGATCGCGCCCTGCGACGAGCCCTCGAAGCCGGCCCTGACGCGGCGCCGCATCAAGTCGCTGGACATCAAGTTCTCCGGCGCGGGCCTCAGCGACGCCAATTCCTACAAGGCGCTGATGGCCAAGTGGGGGGCGGGGCTGCAGTTCAACGGCATCCTCAAGCAGGACCTGGCCGGCGCGCTCGGCTGGACCATCACCGGCCCCTGGGTGATCGACAGCCTGTCCACCGGCGGCGCGCGCGGCGAGGACCAGGCCTTCGACATCGCGATCTCGATCGCCGACGCCTTCGTCATCGCGTGAGCCGTTCCGCCCGCCTGACCCTGTTCTTCTTCGAGGGCGACTTCGAGTTCCAGCTCCGGATCGGCGAGCTCGTGCAGCTGGAGGAGCTCCGCCTCCAGCAGCTCAAGCGGCTGTTCCCCAACGTGGACCCGGCCGAGGTCTCGATCGGGCGGCTCTATGAGCGCCTGGCGGCTGGCCGCGCCATGATCGACGACATCCGCGCGACCCTGCGCCTGGCGAGGATCGGCGCGGGCGCGGCGAAGGAAGAGGCCCACGACCTGGTGGAGCGCCACCTGCAGGCGGGCGAGCTCCTGGAGTGCGGCCGCATCGCGCTGGCGGTCCTGGGCGCCGCCATGGTCGGGTCTCCCGAAGACCCAGTGGGGGAGCGAAAGGGGAGGGGCACGCCGCGGACGGCCGCTCCCCGGAGCAAGGCCGCCAAAAGCCGATCCGCTGGAGCGAAGTCTACGGCAACGGCGCGGCGCTCGGCTGGACCGCGCGCCAGGTCGACGAGCTGAGCCTGTGGGAGCTGCAGGCGGCCGTCGCTGGCCATAACCGCGCGCAGTCGGCCTCGTCCGGCGACGGAAAGCCGCCCGCGCCCTCGTCCGAAGAACACCGCGACCGCCTGAGGAGGCTGGGCTGATGGCCGGACGCACCGACCTCGAGCAGCTCGTCTACACGATCAGCGCCAACATCACGACGATGCAGAAGCAGCTCGATCGGGCTGTCAGCGACAACGACAACGCCGCCGGCAAGATCGAGAACCGCTGGAAGCGGGCGTCCGCCCCCAAGATCGACCTGGGCGGGGCGCTGACCAGCGTCATCGACAACACCCGCCTGAAGATCCTCGATTCCGGCATCGCCCGGGTCGGCCTGTTCGGCGGGGCGCTGGAAAAGCTCGGGCCGGTCGGCCTGGCGGCCGCGGCCGCCGTCGGCGCCTTCGCCTTCTCGCTCGACCAGGCGCACAAGGCCGACGAGTTCGCAGACCACATCTAC